TTGATTGAATTTCTGGAAAAGAATGCCAGGGTGCTTGTACCGTCATTTCCCGGCTGTGAGACAAAACCAGTGATATAGTCGCTCAGCCCAAGCTCATCACCGCCGACCAGGAGATCCCACTCATACGGAAATCCTGGTCTTGAATGTTGGGCCGACCCGGCATACGCGAAAAACAACTGGTATTTGTGCTCGGTCAGGTGCGTGGGATAGGTCGGCATTCCGGTTTCGATAGGAACAAGGACGGTGCCATTAAATTCAAACCCTCGGTTCACCCCATCTACCCCGTACATCTTCTGAGTGGTTGCAGACCCGGTAAAGTTGTAATTTCCGAACTCAAATCTTCCCGACGGAGCGTCGAAGATTATCGCGGCCGCATTTCCAGCGATGGTGGCAATATCAAGGCTTGCCCCAACCTTCACCGTCTCTGCCTGAAAGTTTCCTGTTTTTGCGGCGAAGACAAACTTGCCAACTGCATCGCCCGCGTCCCATGCACCGTCTCGAAGGACAACCCCAGTGAGAACAGCGGTCGCTCCACTTGTCTCCCCGGTGATCGTATCCCCTACTGCGGGAACATACGTGCCCCCGGAGGTGAAATTCAATTCAAGACCGAGCTCGACTTTTACCCATCCAGCGGTGGAATCGACATACATCTCAGCGTCGGTGCCGGCTGCGTTGTTTCGGAACGCATACCACTTGCCGTTGTAATACCAAATTCCGAGAACCGATCCAGAGCCAGGGACTGCGATAACGTCATCCCGGTATTCATCGGCTGCAAGATTCAAGTATTGAGCGTTGAGCAGGCTTGTCGATGCCCCGCCTACGACTTGGGCGCCGTAGCAGTGTCCAACCACCCCGGCGCCGATCTTTATGTCTCCAGCCGAGAATGTGCCGACCAGTTTGGTCATAATCAAGGTCGTCACTGTAACGGCTGCATCAGAAACACCGTCACCGTCTGCATCGAGTATTTCCGCCCCGTCACCGTCGCCTGCAAGCTCCTCGACGGCAGAAACAGAAGTTATCGCTATGACCGTCCCATAAGAGGTTCCCGCGTCATCAGTGACAACATCACCGACCGCTACGGTATCTGAAAGAACAGTCTCAAGGGTGGCATACTGTGCCGCTGATGGTTTCGGCTGTCCGCTGTACCTTTCGTACCCTTCAAGCGAGATATACCCGCCATTCGTCCCTTGGTAGAGATTCTGCGACCTTCTCAGCCTTCCAGGTTTCACCGAAATCATGGGAGTCTCGGTGTCCAGGCCACCTTGAAAGGCGGTAAACTGTGTCTTGACCGGGATGACGGGAAGTTTCATCATGCCAGGGGTTCCCCCCAGGACATTTGCGGGAGTTGGCTTTTCTTCAATCCTCGAATGATCCGTCGGTATTCTCTGTCTCCGACTGAGTATTTATCAGGCTCCTGGGAATATGCCCCGTATGACATCATCGCCCGGTAAAGAATGGCCTCGTGGAATCTCTCGGGGAAAATCGGCTCATCCGTATCGGCGGTCATTACATCAGGCACCTTGTAATATTCTCCAAGGCATGTGTAAATCTGGTCTGGAATGGGGTAAAACATCACCGTATCGTCCGGGCGGATGGTGTACACGCTCGGCCGGCCGGTCTGCGTTCGTTGGGTTCCGACCATGTAGGCCACTCGGAACATCTCCCATGGCATATAAACGAGATATCTTTCATCCAATGCCGTGAGATACATTCTGAAGTCTTCTGAATCCTGGTCGTCATCTGACACCCACTCGGCAAAGTCAGTCAGTCCGGCAGTGGTCGGCGTGTATGAAGCCGTGCCGATAACCGTTGCGAAGTTGAACTCTTCGCGCAAGAACTGCCAGGTGGAATACAGGATCTGAATCGACTTGTAGGCGTCGTCTATCCAGTTGCACAATCGCAGGTATTCCCCGGATTGATTCAACGTGGTGGACGGGCCGGTCTGATTCACCCCACAGTCCCTGCTGAGTCGCTTTGTGAGTGCCAGTTTGTTCATTTATGCCTCTGCCAGTATGGCCTTGAGCCAGTCTCTTCCTCGTGGGTTGGGATCGTGGACGATTGAAAAGGGATAAGATATTTTGGCCTTCGGGCGCATGAATCTTGAAGACGGGTCCATCATGTCCCGCTGGATTTGGTCGTATTTGGTAGTTCTCGACCGTGCAAGGGCTTCAACATACTTGCGCTTGACTCTTGAATCGACCCCCCTGACAATGATCTGCTTCATGCCCTTGACGATTGGCTCAGCGGTTGGAAGACTACCCTCTGCGTTATCTTCAAAGACCCTGATAACGAGAATTTCGTTCATGAACGCTTCAAGGTCGGCGGCGTTTGAGATATTTGCCTCGGCAACCGGCTCAATGCCTGCTCCGACGTTGACTTCTGGCATGGTAAAATCTTTTCCCTGCCCGATGGTTTCATGTCCTGCGTATGTTTCTTTACTGCCGGGGTTTCTTGCCATTTAATCCTCCATGCCCCTCCGAAGAGGGGCTTTAGTGTTATGCCGTGAACGGGTTGACCGGCACGGTTGTCAGGTTGTAATAGGTCTCAGTGATGCCGGCAGCGTCGAGCGCCGTAGTGCCAGGAGTGAAGGTGTGGGTTGAGTCGGTTACGATCTTGACCGCGCCAATCGGGCACTTTCCGGCAGCGGCAGGCGGGATATAAAGAGCGTCGTCTCCACCTGTTGCCACTTCGGTTCCCTTAACGCTCGTAACGGTCCCGTCTGCATCGATCTGAATCAAGTACATACAGGTGGTCGAAACAGCCTGAACAGCGGCGGCGGTTAGCGGACAAACGGCGGCTGCATCGTCCTTGTAATAGTCAATGCCGTCAATACAGTAGGTAAGGCCAAGGCTGTCTTTCCCTACGATTGCCGGCCCAGTTTTTGCCCCGTCACCGATGGCAAGCCCTGCGTTTCCCTTGCAAAAAGTTCCGCCTCGCGGATCGTCATTCAAATTCATTTCTTACCTCATGCGATAGTGGTTAATGCAGCGGGTGCGGCTGCGGTGATTGCGGTTGGGACGCTGCCAGGACCAACAAGAGAAAGATACGTGTCGGTTGCCGTGCCCGCATCGAGGGCGGTCGTGCCGCCTACGAAGGTTGCGCCGGTTGTACCGACTGCCAGCCATCCTATGAGTGTCTTTCCGGCAGGAACAGCAATGGCGCTTAACAGCACATACGTTGCGGCAACACCAGTGGCGTCATTCCCGGCAGCGTCCGCCGTCTTGGCGCTGGTTGTGATGGTTCCGGTTGAGTCGATGTAAAATGCCCACCCAGCCGTCTTTCCATCTGCAACCGTGCCGACCAAGGCTGAACAGTCAGCGACTGCCTTGACCTTCAGCGAACCGTTGGCAAGATACGCAAACGCGGAAGCGCATTGCGCGGTAAGTTTCGCCCCGCCGGCGATTGCCAGGCCACATGAAGAGAGGGTCATGTTTTTCTGTCTGGTGATGGTCGCCGTTACATCGGTAACGAGCTTAACCACCTCATCTCGGATTGCCGTCATGTCCGCAAGCTGTGTCTCCAGAACCTTTCTCAGTTCTGCGGCATCGCTCTTGTTGGCAAGACTGGCAAGTCTCTGTTTGATACTCTGCGACATATTGGTTCTCCTTGGGGGCTATGCGCCCCCGTTATTTTACAGAGCGGTTACGCCAGTTTCGATACGCACCATGTGATTTTCGTTCAACCGCACGGCGTTATACCAGAAATCAGCGCCGACGAATCCGAACATGCCGGATGGGTTGGAGTGGCTTTTCTGGCTCGGCGGCAAGTAGGTTGGGGAGATTGAAGTCTTGCCGTGTCCCTTCAGCGAAACATGCCCCCATGCCTCTTCAGCCATGACGATCATCGGGTAAACGTCGACAGCGGCACCGGCTGCTGAAAGCATGCCGTTAAGGGTTGCACTTCCTGCGGCCAGATAGGGTTTGAATAGGGGCGAGGGGATAAACCGGAACTCTTCACAGGCTCCAAGCTCGCGCGGATGAATCGGCTTCACGGCAGACCCGTACTTGGTAACTGGGACAAAGCCGGGAAGATCCCGAATATCGGAGTTGCAGTTGGTGTGATGGAACACCGGGTATGCAGGTTCAATCGCCTCGGTATCGAAATTCGGGCCGGATGCTACTTTGGTTGTTACCTTCTTGGCATACGAAGACTCCAGTGTCCGGGCTGCCTGGCGAAGAACTCCAAGGGTAATGGCGGTATTGACACCGGCGCGGGTTGATCCATTACTGTAATCGACGTTGGTGCCTGATTTCACCTCACCATAAGCCACAAGCTCGGCAATCTCGGCAATGACTTCGCCGGTCTGCTTGATCATGTGATCCGGGATGTTGTCCTCGTACATCAAGGCTGCTTTCGAGGTCAGCTTGAACAGGACAGCATACTGCTTCAGGGTTACGCTGACATCTACATAGTCGATGGTGTAGCTATCCGGGGTCACGCCTTCAGCGGTTTCAAAGGAAGCCGGGGTAATCTGTGCCGTCTCGTTGGCTGCGGAATTGAACGGTTTCACCCTCCTGAACACGATAGTTTCGGTTTTGTTAAGGGGTTGCTGTTCCTGTGTGCCAAAACTACCGAGAACCATCGGGGCTTCGGCGTGGGGCAACATCTTCATCTCGGCGCGAATCAGGTTACGACTCGCCTTGGTGGTATAGGTCTGCATTGTTTACCTCATGTCTTATAAATCTGCTTGGCGATATAGGCCCGATACTCTGCCTCGGTCATATCGTCTTCAGATTTGGTTTTGATTGGTTTTCCTGACTTCCTGTTGTCTGCTGCTGCTGAGTTAAGGCGGCGCTCGCGTTCTGCGGCAATGTCCTTGACCGATGATTTCTGGTCGCGGAATGATTTGTACTCGTTGAGCATCTTGATAGCGTCGATGGGCTTCCAACTTCCGAGCTTTGCGACCTTTTCGGGCGGGAGTTTCGTTGCCCAGTCGATGAATTGAGGGCTTGTCTTGATCTCGTCCAGGTCTTCATGGACCGCCCTGACTGCCTCAATTGCCATTTCCTGCCGGACTGCCTCCACCTTAGCCTCAAATGTTTCCTGAAGTTCACCCCGAATCTTGCCGATGTCAGGTATCCTGCCTTCGATCTCAGCGACCTTGCCGGTGATCTCGTTTATCAGGGCTTTCCGTATCGGTTCGACCAAATCAGGGTCGTAATCATCCAGGGACTTCCATGCCTCGGTTGACTCCAGCGCCTTGACGGCTTCCTTCTCGGCGGTTTTTTCCACAGGCTTTGTGACCTCGTGGATTCTGCGCTCCATCCCACCTACTCTGGATTCTGCCTGCTTGAGCCGGTTGTTGATAACATCGAGGTCACTGATCCGAGATTGGAGAGATTCAAGCGTCTGTCTCAGGGCGGGATTCACCCCGGCCCAAGCATCAACGACTTCTTCTTTCTCTTCGACAACCTCATTTTCAACCTGATCGTCAACGGTGGCCTCGCCGCCATACACTTCACGCGCCACTTCTTCCCTCATCAATCTTTCTTCTTCTGGCATCTCATTCATCGTCTTCTCCCCCGGCACCATCGGTGGCGGCGTTGTATTTGAGGCGGTTGTCCCGGCTCGTTAAAATATTGGGTAAATTTGCCAGTCTCTTGAGGGCTCGAATCTCCCCTCTGAGAGCGGCGGTTTTCTCAACATCCAGGCTGGCGTCATTCTTCTTCCGGGCGGTTTTGATTTCGGAAAGCGCCCAGTCTTTGATGAACAGCCATGTCCCGGACATCTCGTTCAGTTCTTTGTCGTCGTTGTCACCACAGATCAGCGGTTCGGGTTCCTGCTCAATCACCGGAGGCACCGGGGAGCGGAAAAGCCAGGCAAGAAGATCTTTAATGAGTGCCCATTTCATTGCTATTCAGCGTCCTTGTACGAAACAATAGAGGACCAGCACTCGTGGCAGAATTCATAAAAAGACATCGTCCCATCTGGTAATGGTTCATCGATCTTCTCCATGCCTTCAGCCTTGCAATTCGGGCATGTTTTTACTGCTACCCTGATTCTCTTTGGTAATTCACCCATAACTTCTCCCTGTATGTTCATCGCTGATATGCCTGGCCGGCTGGAGCCTTCCCCGCCGGTTCCGTTGGAGGCTTAACAACCTGCGGAACTGCCGCTTTCTTGTCGGTCAGTTCTCGCTGAAGATTCATACCGGCAGACCCGAGGGCAAGCTGCACCTTCAACTCTTCGATGTTCATGTTTCTCTTCTCGGCAAACTCCATCATCTTCGCCTGCAATTCCATTTCCTTCATGGCTCGGTCGTGCTGGCGCTCAAGGTCGGCTTGCTGCGCCTTGAACTCAAGTTCGGCCATGTCGGATTGCTGCACCAGTTGGGCTTTCTGCATCTCACCTTCGACCCGAACCTGTGCCACCTCAAGCGCAGGATTGACCTGCTGCGGTTGCTGCTGTGCGGCCTGGTCTGCTGCCTGCATTGCTGCATCGTCTTTCAGGATGTTCAGGCGCCGGGATGAATAGAATTGCTCAATTGCTTTGTCCCAGTCTGTTTTCCGGTTGATATCCGGGTCCGCCTTGAGACTGAAGACCTGGAGGAGTAATTGAGCTTGCTGGTCCTTCTCGTACAAGACTTTCACCCCGCGCGGATCAACGTCATAGTCACCCTTAATCTCCGGGTTCTTGCCGTACTGCATGTTCCAGTCGTAGTACATCCGCAAGTGAGGCCTGGTTACGCAGTCGTCGTATCTCTTGATTCGGTTCCGAAGTGAGACGTTGGCAGAATCGACAACGATGTTCGTTGCACCAAGGGTCTCGGGGATCTCCTGCATCTCGCCGCTGAAAATAGTTGGGATGGAAGTTTCGAGGTCTGCGAAGCGGAGAGCGAGTTCAATTATTCTCTGAAGAGGCTCTTGCTGGTTGGTGATCTGGAACTGAGCAAAGCACTTCCGCACATCGTCAATCTCGGTGGCACCGTCTGGAACCCATAGCCTTTTCCCGCCGATCTCCCATTTCTGGTCCATCGGCTCCAGGCCCATAATCGCAATCTGTGTGCCGGATGAGTCCCCGGCGTTGTCCATGCTGGCCCGCCAAGCGGCATCGATAACCCTTTGGGTCCACATCATGATATACGGAATGCCTATCCCCCACGGCTCGTCGCTGACCCTTGTCCATTGAAAGAACACATAGGGAAGGTCACCGGTATCCAGGGTATTCAACTTGGCCTTTACAGGGCGGTCGTTGATATAGACGACACAGGCGGAAACGCTCTTTTCGTTGGGGCATTCACAACCAAGAAGCGCCAGGTCTTCTGCGCTCACATCGCCGTGGTATTCCCATATCTCATACAACCCGCCGCGATTGAGATGATCAGCGTGAGTGCGGTAGGAATTTGACCTGTTGTCGGTCGCTACACTGGTCCTGACTGGCGCTTCTTCGAGGACTTTCCGCAACTGGTCTTCATTGTAGTCAGGCAGGCCGATTAGGTCGCGAACCTCTCTTGGGCGGATGACATCCTTCTCCCACACATAAGAAGCTCGCCGGATATCATCTCGGCAATCAGGCGAAGGATACACATTCCAAGGGTCAAGGGATTTGCTGGCCGGCTGGTTGTTTTCTGAGGTTTTGAGTTGGTGGATAACCATCTCTTTGCCGGTTGCAGGGTCGATATCACGCAGTGGTTCCCATTTTCGCTTGGTGGATTTTACGACAGACGGACCCTTAAGGATGCCGGTCCCAAGTTTCACCGCCTTGGCAATCATATCCCGGCACTCGCCGTTGTAATCACACTCGGTGAGTTGGTCGTCAACCTCGCGCTCCATCAAAGACATGGCCTTTTCTGCCCTGGTCCGCATATCTTGGGCAACATCCGCCATCTTCGCAGGTTGCCCTGATTTGTCGGTGATCGGCATCCCTTCTTGCATGGCTGGCCGGTCGTCGTCCTGCATCGCCTCCATTTCAGGGTTTGGCGTGATCTTCAGCGCCCAGTTCCGATCATCGACCGGCAACATGGTGTCAGAGAAACGACCCTCTGCGGTTTCACATCGCCCGCGGATGATGTTCATCGTCACCCGGCTACGCTTCGGGCCTTTCGTCTTGACCACGGCCTCACCAGACACGTAATCCATGAATGTCGGATCAGTCTCGCCGCTGGCATAGTCGTACAGCTTCTCCGACAGCCTCCATCGGCGCTCAACTCCACACGCGGCCCGAAACTCGATTGCCTCTGCCCGGGTTTTGAGATTGGCCTCGGCAAAGGCGTCAAGTTTGGCCTGGAAGATTTCCCGCTGCTCTTGCTCGTCGGCTATGACTTCGGTTTCGTCTTCCACATCAGTATCCTATTGCTTCGTCAAGGGGGGCATAGCCCTGAATGGCTCGTTTTACCCTCTTCTTTACAGCCACAATCTCGCCAAATAGATCAGTGATTGCCCAAATTAGAGCATCTGCCCTGTTGGGAGAATCCGGCCCCATGTATCCATTGGTAGTGAATGCAGCCAGTTCGTCTTCAAGGTCGCGGAAATAGCCCACGTGCCTGATTCTGCCCTGCTCATACAGAGCGGCTGCGGGTTCAGCCCTGACCATCTTCCCCCTGGTGGCAGTGACAGATCGATATGGAGTGCGCGGCCGGCTGGTCTGGATAACATGCTCAACCATCGCCCCGCCGAAATTGATC